CCGTAAAAGTATACGTTTAAGCTTGTCAGGATAGCTTTGTAAAGAAGGTTATTTTTATAGAATATTATTTTAAGGGCGTAGTAAGAAATCCCTTATAAATCAACAACTTACTGCACCCTCTGTAGTTCGCATGGACTACAGTCTTATTCCAGATCTACACTACATAACCATTCTTTGAAGATAGTAGACATCCTTTTTGATAGGAAAGCAACATACATAGGTTCTGCATTTCGTATACAACCTCTCCATACCCATTGAATAAGCATATTGAGTGCATAGTTCTCAGGATCTATCTTACAACCCATATCTTGAAGGTAAGACACAACAGAAACATTAGGAAATAAATTGTATGCCTGCACAGCTAATCTAGCCTTTGAGTATTCGTTTGTAGCTCTGCAGTTACAAGCTACCCAGGAGTCTTTGGAAAAGAATTTGTTAGATATTTTGTATGCGTTACTCCTTTGACTGTTGACAATATCCTTTGGTAGAGTAAATATTAAATCATCCTTTTTCATGCATTTTGTTTTTCTAGTACAAGAGCCAATTGCATTTACAACTTCATCTTTACTCTCCTTTGAAGCATTGATCCACCAAGATTTAGATAATTTATTTGATGTACCTCTTTGTACTTTTAAGACAGAAGGTGTTTCTAGAATTGTTAATAGATTTACAATATTTTGTTTAGCTTCTTTATTGTCAAACCTTGTCTGAACTCCTTGTAATTTTTCATAAGTAAGCCCATGCAAGGATAAGAAATTATCCATCAGACTTCCTTTGTAGTTGTATGTAATTAAGATGAACCTATTGCATTCAAATAACAAATCTGTGCTTAATTGAGTAACTAGCATTCGTTCTGATCTAGGTGCTGAGAATAAACAACCAAGATCACAGAGTGTTTTAACATCTGCATACCTAGCCTTATCACCCATGTATACGTCTTTAAACACAACCCTACCATTGTCAGGGTTAATACTAATTAATTCATGATTCTTTAGGAATTCAAAATCATCCTTCTCCATATTGTAGGCAGATAGTAAATCTAAAGTTTCATCACAAACTACATTATATTTGTGCTTCCTGATAGCAGCTATATGCTTCTTTGTAAAGCGCAGCATTAGGTTATGTGTACAGGCTACATCCAATCCTTCTTCCAAGAAAGTAAGGATCTGATCTGTTTTTGTTCCTTCAGCATTATCAGATGGTGTATACATCTGCAGACCTTTATCTGCTGCCTTAGCTACGACAGTACCTGAATCTTCATCATCAACTCCATAGACTTCAGAAGCTAATGGGCTTAGGTACAACCAGGGGTTGCTTCTGTTTTCAGCCATGTAATTTGTTATGGCATATGTCTTTCCACATCCAGGAAGAGCATCTAATAGTTCAATTTTCTTTGTCATTTGACTCCTTATAGTTAATCTTTGTTTATAACACCTAAAATAAATCCTGTCAAGATGCTGTAGACTATTGACAACAGGATATATTGTGTTAATATAGATTTATATTAATTCTTGAAAGGAAGATATGGAATATTCTCAACTAAATAACAATAGGTTACAGATTCAAGCAATGGGTATTGCTGATTTCCTAAAGGGTGTTGTACAGAAGATTCAGGAAGGTTACTCTTTGAATCTAGAAGATAACGATACTTATCCTGTAGCTTATGGTGGTCATTTCTCTGTTGTGCTAGAGGGTCCAGTAGAAGTTAAGGAAGAGGATAATAAAGAAGTACAAACCCGAGGTCGTAAACCAAAGGCTTAAAACTAGATAAAAGGAGTTACTAATGAAAAGAAGTTCAAGACAAAAGGTTACTCAAGAACTGCAAGCTATTGACCGTAGTTCTAATCCAAAAGCTAAAGCTTTTAAGGGTGTAACTCCTAAAACAGAGAATCAGAAGTTCTTTGTTGAATCTCTTAAAGAAGATACTATTTGTGTTTGTGCAGGATATGCAGGTACTGGTAAGACTCTATTAGCTTGTTCTCATGCTGCAGAGATGCTATACACAGGTAAGATTAAGAAGATTGTATTGATTAGAGCTTACCAGCCTTTAGCTGGTCGTAGTATTGGTTTACTCCCTGGTGAAATCATGGATAAGTTAAAACCTTACTACCAGCAGATGCTGGATTACTTAGAAGACTTCTTAGGTAAGCCTCAGATGGAGATTCACCTGAAAAGAGGTTCAATTGAGATTTGTTCTCTAGAGACTATCCGTGGTAGATCTTGGGATGATACTTGTGTGTTAGTTGATGAAGCTCAGAACTTATTTATTGAAGAGATTCAAGCTTTGACTACTCGTGTAGGTACTAACTCTCAGCTTATCTTGATGGGTGATGATAGTGGCCTACAAAGTGATATTACAGATAAACAAAATGGACTAGCTTACCTGCTTGGTTTGGTAGAGAAGTACGATATCCCAAGTGTAGGGGTAACTTACTTAGATATTGAAGATATCCTTCGTAGTGAAGTAACTAAATCGTTTGTGATTGCTTTTGATAAGGAATTACAAGAAGCTAAACGTAAGAATAAGAGAGGTTAATATGAAGAAATTCCGTGATGATGATATGGATGATTTTATTCCTCCAAAGAACTTAGGTTATTTTGTTAATACTATACCAGTTAGTACATATACTGTATTCCTTAATGAAGCAATCGTAAGTCCTGTGTATTACACAGATGTTGTTAACATGCTCTATCACGCTTCTGAGCACGATACAGTTATCTTTAATATCAACTCCCCTGGTGGTCAATTAAATGGCCTACAGAGCCTCTTAGATGCTGTCATGTCTACTCAGGCTAGTACTATTGCAATGCTTGTTGGGGAATGTCATAGCGCAGCTAGTATCTTTGCATTGCATTGTGATATGGTTGATGTTGGTCCTTTGGCTACTATGCTTTGTCATAATGTATCTTATGGATATTCTGGTAAAGGCTCTGATGTTCTTTCTCATGTTCAGCACGTATCTAAGAATAGTGAAAACCTGTTCAGGACAACTTACAAAGATTTCTTAAGTGAACAAGAAATTAATGAAGTTCTTGCAGGGAAGGAGTTATATTTAGATGCTCTAGAAATTGCTCAAAGATTGGAAGCAAGAGAAGCAGCCCAGGTTGAGAAGGAAGAGATCCCTGAAGTTCCAGAGAAGAAAGTAGCTAAATCTAAGAAGTAAATTGATCCCCGCTTCGGCGGGGTTTTAATAAAGGTGAAATATGCAAGATAACCAAGATCAGGTAAAAAGATTTAGAGAACTACTAGACTATAACCCAGAAACAGGGGTTATACGGGTAAGAAAAACAAATAGGATCTTGGAAGAGGATTATAGCGGGTGTACTAATTTCTTTGATAATCTGAAAAGAAAGAGCTACAAGCTGAAGCTAGATAAATTAGCTTATATCCTAGCTTATGGAGTATTCCCAGATAAAGGTTCCAAGATACTGCACAAGAATACGGATAAGCATGATAATTCTATGCAGAATCTAAAGTGCTTAAACGCAGAAGAAGCTTTACTTGTTAAAGAATGCCTGAAGAACTTAAATGGTGGGATTAAGGTACAACCTCATCCTACAGATGTTTTTTGTTATAAGGTATCTTGGTTTGAAGAAGGAATCGAAAGGCATAAAGTAATTTCTGATGTAGTAGTTGCTAAGAGATTTGAGTCAAAACTAAAATATAAGTTTACCAAATTCTTAAGTAAGTACTGCTATTTGAGTTGATAATGCAATTTATCAATGATATAATGCAATGAGTTGTGTATTTTAGATATAACCTTTTAGAAACACTCCAGAAACTCTGTCTTTGATTCCTTTCTACAGAACTTACTGGCCTATAAGTATAAGAGGTCTTATATCTGAAACTAACCGTCTGTGTCTATTTGATATTCGGCAGAGCAGGAACCGTTACCTGCAATTATTGGGTATTGCCCTTTGTTCAACTAACTAATAATAATACAATGGCAACTTGCAAAACATGCGGAGCGTACTATAAGTTAACTCCCTACAACCAAACTCAAGAGTGCGATGATTGCATGGACGCAATCCCTGGTATTTTTGACTCTGTATATGAAGCTGATGTTATTCAATTAACAAATCCATCAGGTAGGACTTTACCCGTCTTTCAGCAAGAAGGTTATGAAGAATAATGGAAATATGGCAGAGAGGTTTATTGCATCTGTTTGCTAAACAGACAACTCTTAACGGGTTCGTAGGTTCAAATCCTACTATTTCCTCCAATATAAAATGTTCCTCTAGCTCAATTAGGCAGAGCACCGGACTCCAAATCCGAAGGTTCTAGGTTCGATTCCTAGGGGGTTCGCCAAGCTGGATTAGCTCAGTTGGTAGAGCAACCGCCTTGTAAGCGGTAGGTCAAGGGTTCAAATCCTTTATTCAGCACCAATCATAATAAGCAGTGTTAGTTTAATTGGTAAAACTATAGCCTTCCAAGCTAAAGTCATCGGTTCAAATCCGATACGCTGCTCCAATAATAGGAAATAAAATGGCGTTCAAGAAACGAGATGAAAATGGTGTCTATGATCCTAAGATTAATCTTAAAGGTCGTCCACCTGTAGATAAAGAGAATGCTCCTACTCGTAGAGAAATCCGAGAAAAGGAGTTTCTAAGTATTCTACGCAAAATCAAACCGCATCTTTCAGAAAGTATTATGACGGCAGCTAAGATTATGAAAAATCAAGAAGCTAGTCATCAGAATCAATTGAAAGCTGCGGTTATTTTACTTAATGCGTACAAAGAATTAACAAATGAAGTATATGACGGAGAAGATGCAGATCTTGAAGGAACTGAAGTTCAACCAAATAACCCTGCAGCAGTATTTTCTCTGAAAGTCATTAACACTGATTGAAGGATATTATGCAACAGCTAGTTATTGGTCCTGCAAGTAAGAAACAAGAGATGTTTTTAAACTCTGATGCTACTATTACACTTGCGGGTGGCGCTGCCGGATCAGGTAAGACGTACACTAGCTTGTTGATCGCATTAAAGTTTATGCAGCATCCTCGTGCAACGGGTGTAATCTTCCGTAGAACATCTAAGATGATTACATCCCCAGGCAGTATTTGGCATGAAGCAGTAAATCTCTTTACTACAATATACCCTAACCTGAAGATCAGATCAAGAGAGCTTGAACTTGTATTTCCAAATGGTGCATTGTTGAAGTTCTCACACATGCAGCACGCTTCAGATATGTATAACCACAAAGGTGGTCAGTATAGCTTGGTTATTTTCGATGAAGCAACGGACTTTGAAGAAGATATGGTTGTCTATTTGCTATCTCGTATGAGAAATGCATATGTAGATTATAGTCCTCAGATGTTCTTAATGACTAACCCTGATTACAATAGTTTTCTAAGATTGTGGATTCAGGACTATTATCTTGATGAAGCTGGTATTCCAAATCCAAATAAGACAGGCCATAAACGATTCTTCTTCCGCCAGGGCAATACAATGCTTTGGTATAACTCTTTGGAGGAAGCTGAAGCAGTTCACGGTAAGGGTGATGAGAGTGGTATTAGCTCCTTTACCTTTATTGGGGCTAATTGTAGAGATAATCCACCATTACTAAAAGCACAACCAAACTATATTAGTAAGTTAATGAACTTACCTAGAGTTGAGAGAGAGCGTCTATTAGATGGTTCTTGGTTTGCTAGACCGGAGAGTTCTGGACTGTGGAAAAGAGAATGGTGTCAGATGGTTCCTCTACCAAATGGTAGGGCTAAACAGCGTGTAAGAGCCTGGGATTTTGCTTTCTCTAAGCCTTCTGAACAATACCCAAATCCCGACTGGACTCGTGGTGTTTTGTTATCTAAAGATGATACAAAGGTCTACACAGTGGAGGATGTTGTCTCTCTAAGAGATAGAGTTCACGAAGTTGAAAGACTAATCTTTGACACTGCAGAAAAGGACGGTCAGGGTGTTGTTATTTCAATCCCTCTTGACCCTGCTGCAGCCGCTGGTGCTTATGCTAAGGATTTACAACGTAGGCTTGCTGAGAAGGGATATTCTGTAAGATTATCTAAACCTGTCAAGTCTAAAATAACGCGCTTTGCACCTTTTAGTAGTGTAACTCAAGCTGGGTTTGTTCATGTCGTAATAGCAGATTGGAATAGAGAATTCTTTGATGAACTTGAGATATTTGATGGTGATCCTAAACGAAAGGATGACCAAGTTGATTGTTGTTCAGATGCTTTCCTGCTTTTGAATAAAGATCTTATTATTCCTGATATGAACTTACACACTAATGTTTTCCAGACTGTATCTCAAAATCAATTTACATTCAACTCATTTTCAGGATCTACAGGATTGATTGCTCCAGCAATGCCTCTGACGTTACCATCTTTCAGTAGTATAAAATAAAAGGATTCATATGGATTTAAAAGAAAAACCTCCTGTAAAGAAGCGGAGAGTGCAAAAAGCTACGATGGATACACCGGAGCGATTCAAAATGTCAGAGATTGGATATCTTGGTAGTAACATCTTCAACGGTGTTACAAATGATGAAATCAAGAAGGAATTGAACTTTCCAGCCAGTCTGAATACGTTTAAAAATATGTCATATCATAGCACAATCAACGCTGCTCTGACACTGTATGACAACGTCATCTCAAAAGCAGATTGGATTGTCCGACCTGTAAAAGATGCAACTACTGAAGAAAAGCAACAAGCTGAGTTCATTCGTGAATGCATGAAGGATATGGACTGTACATGGTCTGAATTTATTCATGATGTTCTGAGTATGAATACTTTTGGATTCTCCGTATTTGAAAAGGTCTATCGTACCCGTAATACTTCTAAGGGTAGCAAGTACAATGACGGTAAGATTGGCTGGAAGAAGTTAGCTTTGCGGAACCAAGAGAGTATTGAGAAGTTTGTATTTTCTGATGATGGTAATGAAATTCTAGGTGTAAAGCAGAATATGGCTTTGGTGGGAGATCCATACAACCGTTATGTATCTCGTGGAGAATTAACCAAGGTTATCCCAAAGAGTAAGATTCTGCATTTCAAGGCTGGTAAGCATCGGGGAGATCCTTATGGTAAGAGCCCACTGCGTGATGCATATCTTGCCTGGAGATACATCATCGCAATCGAAGAGATTGAAGCGAACGGAGTAGCCAAAGACCTCTCAGGTTTCCCTATCTTGTTCTTACCACCTCAGTACCTTGCTGCTGATGCCTCACCAGAACAGAAAGCAATTAGAAGTTATTATGAGAATGCAATGGCAAATTTACAGATGAATCAACAATCATCTATGATTTTACCACAAGCATTTGACCCTGACACAAAACAACCTCTATTCAAATTAGAACTTCTTAGCCTTGATGGTGCTAAAGGTTTCGATACTGTTAAGGTTAAAGAATACTACAAGAACTTGATCCTTACATCCCTGTTTGCTGATATTCTTGTAATGGGACAGTCTGCAACAGGTAGCTTTGCTCTAGGTCAGGTAAAGAACAGCCTTACAGGTGCTGCTGTTGAAAATATGATCCGTACAATTAAAGATGTATTAAATCATGATTTGGTAAAGCAAACATATGAATTAAATGGATGGGATGTATCTCGCATGGCTGAGATTGATTACGAAAATCTAGAAGCTATTGATGCAGAGACATTCAGTAAAGCTGTACAGCGTATGGGTGCTACAGGATACTTGACCAAGGACTTGGATGTTGTTAATCGGGTAAGAGAAAGTATTGGTGTAGATTCTCTGCCTGAAGGTGCAGACTTTAAATCCTTGCTACCAGAGGATGTAAGCAGATCTGGTGATGGTATGGAAACAGGAACAGGTAACGGAACATCCAAATCTGTAGCAGGTACAGATACAAGCTCTACAAACACTGAAAACACAGCTTAAAGGAAAGATATGCCAGTATTAGGTACAAAAGGTGCAAGTTTAGATTTGTTAATTAAGCAAGGGTCCACTTTTGGACCTCACGCAATGACCTTGACAAATTCATTGGGAGCACCTATCAATATTACAGGTGCTACAATTCGATGCCAAATCAAGAAAACTTCAATTGGCAGTACTGTAATCTCTGGAGATTTTACACTGACTAATCCAACTCAAGGTGTATTTACTTTTGGTTTCTCATCTACAAATACTGCTACTCTTACAGTTGACCCTGTGAGTGAAACAGGAGCAGATAGTCAATATATTTGGGATATGGAGATTCAGTATGCTGATGGTCGAGTTTATCCATTAGTCTATGGAAATGTCTCTGTATTTAGAGAGGTAACAAAGTAATGCCTAACTTAACTATTACTCCTTCAGCAGATAATAGTTTAGTGATTTCTTCACCAACTGATCAGGTTGTCAATATCAATATTGTTTCTGATGAAAATGAAACTTTAGATTTATCTGTCAATCCAGTTGGTGAATCGGCAATTACTTTATCTGTAGAAAATCAAGGTGTAACTAATCTTACACTATCTCAAGATGTAGTATTTGGTGGCTCTGGAGATACCTCTGCACTTCAGGTGCAGATTGACGCAATAAACAACATCATATCTCAGATGAATAGACTACCTAGTGCTGCGACGGATAGTCTATCTGGTTCTGATACTGCTACAGCCCTTACGATTAATGTGATTCAAAACGACAGTGACTATGAGGGTTCGCAGCACCTTAGCATTGCAAACTGGACATATGGTTCTACACAGAAACTCCCCGGAGAGTCTTTATCAGCAGCGTATGGCACTGTATCTATCTCTTCTGTAGGATTAGTTACCTATACACTAGATTCCCGTGCAAGAGCACTAACATCTGGACAGATTGTAACGGAGTCTATTGCATACACCATATCAGATAAGAATAACGCAACTGTATCCTCAAATCTTGTAATCACAATCAATGGCACTAATAATGCACCTATTGTTGTTGCAGACAATGCTATCATTGTAAAGAATAAAGTGGCAAGTGGTAACGTGCTGGTAAATGACAGTGATCCTGAAGGTTCTGCACTAACTGTAACAGGTATTACAATCAATGGTAGTAATTATTCAATTCCAGCAAGTGTAAATCTATCTGGCGTAGCGACTATCACAATGCAATCGAATGGGAATTGGACAGCTACACCAAGTACAAACTATACTGGTGAGATTCCATTAGTTACTTATAGAGCAACAGATGGTACATCAACAACCGGTGGAACTCTGTTTTTAGCAGTAGCTATGGGTGCAGTCCCTGCGCTGAGTAATCCCGTAACAACAGCTAAAACAGGTAGTGTTGCTACATACAATGTATACTCAGACACGGATCTGGACGCTGTACCTTGGGGACTGTTGACTGCTGGACATGTTGTTAACATACACTATAAAGCTACTCCTTACTCTAGAAAATTCGGCATAAGAGGTAGTGGTACATACCAGAATCCAATTGAAGTTTGGGGTGTTACAGATGCATCAGGGAATAGACCTGTATTAGACTTCAATGGAGCTACTACTTGTGCAAGCTGCAACCCAGGTGGAGTGAATAACATATTCTCAGATAATGTAGCGTACGGTGAATCTCTTGCAGGTATCATGATAAAGAGAGGTCCAAGTGATGATTATAATTACAAACCATCCTATATACGAATAGCCAATCTAGAGTTAAAAGGTACAACTTCTGGAAATTCCTATACCACGATGCAAGGTGCTCAAGTGACCTATGGTGTTGCGGCTGGAATCTATTCACAAGCTAGCAGGTATGTAACCATTGAGAATAATATCATTACTGAAAATGGCAACGGTGTGTTTACAATGGCAAAAGATGGCTTATTATCTCAAGCTGCAGAATTTACAGTACTGAGGAATAATCGAATCTACGGCAATGGAGTATCTGGTAGTTACTATGAGCATAATGTTTACATGCAGTGCAATCAACCTCTTGTTGAAGGAAATTACTTTGGTCAAGTTCGTGCTGGATCATTGGGTTCTACATACAAGACACGTAGTGCTAAAGATGTAATTCGATTCAATTACTTTGAAGGGTCTGCCCGTATTATCGACTTAGTACACTCGGAAGATCAGGATGTTGATGGGATTTCAAAGCAATTAGAATATGGTACAGACTATATCTATGGCAACGTTCTTGTTAATGACCAAGCTTTGCCTAATGGTGGCACATATGCAGGGGTGCATTACGGTGGCGATAACCTCGGTGAAGATGAGACTGCTGCTATCAGTGGTTTAACAGATAAATACAGAAAACAGTTGTACTTTTTCAACAATACTTATTATGTAAAAGCTACTAGTGGTTTTAGATGTACTTTATTTGATATTTCATTGCAGACAGTGAAAGTTGATTGTTGGGATAATAGTTTTATAATTAATGTACCAACTGGATTTATGGTTTCATGGACTGAGTGGGCTGGCACAATCAATTTGAGAGGTAATAACAATATCTTTTCAAGTGTAGCTCTTATTCCAAGTAGAAATGATGCAAACGCTTCCTTAGTTACTTACAATGCACTTGGTACTATAACAACAACCGACCCAAAACCTTACAATCTGTCAACGTATGATTTTACACCATGCACTGACTCTAGTTTGGCTGGAACGAACCTAGGTGTGCCTTCTGGTGTACCAACAAGCTTGGCTGATTATGAC